CTTATCTAGTACAGCAAACCCACCCCCTTACTTTTACTTGACTCCCACACCCCCAGGGGGTATATTATTTTTTGAATAAGCTCCATGCTACCGCGCGCATCGTCGGTGCCGGTGAGTGAATAAACGATGCAACCCCCCATATGTGCAAAACACTTGCACACAAAAACAAAACACGTGTACACTTCGCACATCGCCTTGCTAAATTCAGGTTGCCAAAAATATGATTGTTGTTACGCCGGAGTTTTCGATTCCGATTCCAGTGGATTTGACCCCACAGGAGATGGAGACCGTCCAAGAAAGAGCCAAAGCTGCTTTCCGTACACGAACATTTTTGCTTGATAACGGCTTAGTTCCGCCAAATCCTGAAAATCCAGAAGAGCGCAAGTATATTGAGTGGGCTGCACGTGAGGCGGCGAAGCAATTTACTGGTCACCCTACTGCACAACGCAGACCTTTTAACTCCGAAACAACTTTGTGGCTAAATAACCTGGTCGATAAGTACCACAATCAGGTGGTTGAAGACTCAATCAAGCTACGAACCTACGTAAAAACACGACTAATTGAAGAATCTGACCCAAATACACTGGGCGAAAAGGCTTCTGACCGTCTAAAAGCGCTGGAAAGTCTTGGAAAATTGTCAGATTTGGGTATGTTTGCGGACAAAATTGATATTTCAGTCAATATGAAGAGCACAGCTGAGCTAGAAGAAGAGCTTGCCAAGAAATTAAGTAGGTACATGGGCTCGGTTGATGTAGTCGAGGCACCCGTCAAGGCAAAACGCAAAGCAATGATTATTGATTTGGACAAAGAGTTGGGAAGAAACGCTAGTGAGTAACCCGTTCATCGAAGCTTTTAGGAAAATGCCAGAAGCAGAGCGTAATGCGATGCTCGAAGCGATGCCAAAAGAAGAGAAGGCTGACTTATTAGCGATTGTTGAAGAAATTGAAATCCGCGAAATGCGGGAGTTGTGCGATTCAGACTTCTTGGCGTTTGTTGAGCAGGTATGGCCTGACTTTATTGCGGGTAGACACCACGCCCAGATGGCTGAGGCGTTTGAGGATGTAGCTAGTGGGAAGTGTAAGCGCCTTATTATTAACATGCCACCTCGTCATACGAAGTCGGAGTTTGCCTCATACCTACTACCCTCATGGTTCCTGGGAAAGTTTCCGAAAAAGAAGGTCATTCAGACATCACACACGGCCGAGCTAGCTGTAGGCTTCGGTCGTAAGGTACGTAACTTGGTAGACTCAGATGTTTACAAAAAGATATTCCCAGCTGTCGAGCTTCAGTCTGATTCTAAGGCTGCTGGTCGTTGGAACACTAACTTCGGTGGTGATTATTTCGCTATTGGTGTGGGTGGCGCTGTTACAGGTAAAGGCGCGGACCTGCTCATTATTGACGACCCGCACTCAGAACAAGAGGCGGCGCTAGCCGCGTTCAACCCCGAAATCTACGACAAGACTTATGAATGGTATACCTCAGGTCCACGTCAGCGTCTACAACCAGGTGGTGCGATTGTCATCGTTATGACGCGTTGGGGTCTAAGAGATTTGACGGCGCAGGTGATTAAGGCAGAAGCCCAGCGTGGTGGTAGCGAGTGGCGAGTGATTGACTTCCCAGCGATATTACCTACGGGCAAGCCGCTCTGGCCAGAGTTCTGGTCACTAAAAGAATTGGAAGTGTTGCGGAACGAGTTGCCCAACAGCAAGTGGATGGCTCAGTACATGCAGGACCCAGTGTCAGACAGCTCAGCTATTATTAAGCGTGAGTGGTGGCAGATATGGGAGCATGACGACCCACCACCTTGCGAGTTCATAATTCAGGCATGGGATACGGCGCATGAGAAGAAGACCGTTAACGACTATTCGGCGTGTACGACGTGGGGCGTCTGGTACTACGAGGAAGACAACATGTTACCGAATATCATACTTCTCGATGCCTTTAAGGCTCGCATGGAGTTTCCGGAACTCAAGAAAAAAGCGTTCGAGATGTACCAGGACTACGAGCCGGATGCGTTCCTTGTTGAGAAAAAAGCTGCGGGAGCTCCTCTTATCCAAGAGCTCAGAAGGATGGGTATTTCGGCCACGGAGTATAGCCCAGGCAAAGGCCAAGATAAGATTAGTCGATTAAATAGTGTTGCAGATTTATTTGCATCTGGTAAAGTATGGGCACCAGCTACACGTTGGGCTGAAGAACTGGTTGATGAAGTTGCTGCGTTCCCTGCGGGCGAGCATGATGACTTAACAGACTCGATGACTTTAGCTTTGATGCGATTTAGGCAGGGTGGGTTCATGAGGCTCCCCACGGATGAGCCCGAAGATATTAAATATTTTAAGTCAAAGCGCAATCCCGGCTATTACAACGTATAGGTAAATTATGGCAATTGATAAAGGTTTATACCAAGCCCCAATGGGTATCGAACAGATGGCAGAAGACATGCCTGAGTTGGAGATTGAGATTGAGGACCCAGAGTCTGTATCAATCGGCATAGACGGTATGCCAATCCTTGAGATGGTTCAAGAGGAAGAAGAACCTGAGTTTGGCAAGAACCTCGCCGAAGACATGGATGACAGCGAGCTACAAGAAATTGCTAGTGATTTAGTTGGTATGTTTGATGCGGACATCGCCGCACGTAAAGATTGGGCTGACACATACGTTGAAGGTATGAAGCTCTTAGGTCTTAAGATTGAAGAAAAGACCGAGCCATGGGAAGGCGCATGTGGTGTGTTCCACCCAATGCTGACTGAGTCAGTTGTACGCTTCCAATCAGAATCAATCATGGAGACGTTCCCAGCAGCGGGTCCAGTGCGTACACAGATTATTGGTAAAGAAACTCGTGAGAAAGAACAGGCAGCGACACGCGTTCGTGATGACATGAACTATAAGTTGACTGAGCAGATGACCGAGTACCGCCCAGAGCACGAGAAGTTATTATGGAACTTGCCATTGGCTGGTTCAGCATTCAAGAAGGTTTACTACGACCCATCATTAGGCCGTCAAGTAGCGATGTTCATCCCAGCTGAAGATTTGGTTGTTCCTTACGGCGCAGCTAACTTAGAGACGGCGGACCGTGTTACACATCAGATGCGTAAGACGAAGAACGAGATGAAAAAGCTCATGGCGGCTGGCTTCTACCGTGATGTAGATTTGCCAGAGCCAACGGGTGAACTAGACGACATCGAGAAACGCAAAGCAGAAGGTACTGGTTACAGTGCGACAACTGACAACCGTTACCGCATCCTTGAGATGCACGTGAACTTTAACTTGCCTGGATACGAGGACAAGAAAGATGGCGAAGATACCGACATCGGTTTGCCATACGTGATTACTATTGAGAAGCAGTCAGGCACTGTGTTAGCCATTCGGAGAAATTGGTATGAAGAAGATGTTCTTAAACTTAAGCGCAACCATTTTGTTCATTATCAGTACATTCCTGGGTTTGGTTTCTACGGTTATGGTCTTATTCACCTTATTGGCGGTTATGCCCGTTCTGCCACTAGTATTATTCGCCAGCTCGTTGATGCTGGCACTCTTAGCAATTTACCTGGCGGACTTAAGTCGAGGGGTCTAAGAGTCAAAGGCGATGACACACCAATCGCCCCAGGCGAGTTCAGAGATGTAGACGTACCTAGCGGTTCAATCAGGGACAACATTCTTCCTTTACCATACAAGGAACCTAGTCAGGTACTCTACACCTTGTTCCAGAACATTGTGGCAGAAGGCCGTGCGTTCGCTACAGCTGGTGATGCGAAGATTAGCGACATGGGTGCGCAAGCTCCAGTCGGTACTACATTAGCAATCTTGGAAAGAACACTCAAGGTGATGTCAGCCGTTCAGGCTCGCGTGCACTACGCCATGAAGGTTGAGTTCAAGCTGTTGAAGAACATTATTGCTGACTACACACCGGAAGAATATGACTACCAGCCAGAAGAAGGTTCACGCGCCGCGAAGAAAGCGGACTACGATGACATCGAAGTTATTCCTGTCAGTGACCCTAATGCAGCAACGATGGCGCAGAAGATTGTTCAGTACCAAGCGGTATTGCAGTTGGCACAATCAGCACCTCAGCTCTATAACCTCCCGCTCCTACACCGTCAGATGGTCGAGGTCCTCGGCATCAAGAACGCGGCCAAACTTATTCCGATGGAAGATGACATGGTGCCGACAGACCCTGTGTCCGAGAACCAGAACATTCTGAAGATGAAGCCTGTGAAGGCGTTTATCGAGCAGGACCATCAGGCGCATATCGCAGTCCACATGGCTGCTATGCAGGACCCGAAGATTATGCAGTTGGTTCAGTCAAGCCCGTTGGCTCAGCAGATTGGTGCAGCGATGTCAGCTCACATTGCAGAGCACTTAGGCTTCGAGTACAGAAAGCAAATCGAAGCTACTCTTGGTATGCCGTTGCCTCCAATGCCAGAACCAGGCGAAGACGCTACTCCGATGAACCCAATGCTAGCGGCTCAAGTCGCTCAGATGTCTGCTCAAGCAGCTCAGCAGTTGTTGCAGAGAAACGTCCAAGAGCAACAAGCTCAACAAGCAGCTCAACAAGCCGCAGACCCACTCATCCAAATGCAGCAGGAAGAGTTGGCTATTAAGAAGGCCGAGCTTGCACGCAAGCAGCAGAAAGACATCATGGATGGAGCCGCTAAGGCCGACCAGATTGAAGTTGAGAAAGAGCGTATTGCAGCTCAGAAAGAAATCGCTGGCATGCAGGTTGGTGCCAAGGTTGCTAAGGATAAGGAAGAACTTGCCTCACGCAACCAAATAGAAGGTTTACGTATCGGTAAAGATATTGCTAGAGACAGGGCCCAGATGGCTGCACAAAATCGCCAGAAGGTACAACAACCCAATAAAAAGGGGGATGATTGAACAACTTCGATTATCTGATTAAAGAGTTTCAGGATGAACTAAACGTTCATGCTCAGTCAATCATAGCTGGTAGGCCTCAGAACATCGAGGAATACCGGCAGGTAGTAGGCACAATCCGAGGTCTGGAGTCTGCTATTCAAATAACCAAAGACCTCGTGCAAAGACTGGAGAACTCTGATGACGATTGATTTGTCACAAGCTGTCGACTTATCTGCTGTACTCGATAAGACCGATGAAGATAAAGCAACACAACTGCCAGAACCGTCTGGCTACCGCATTCTCTGTGCAATTCCAGAGATTGAGGAAAAGTATGACAGCGGCATTATTAAAGCTGACTCAACCATGCACTATGAAGAAGTCCTATCAACGGTCTTTTTTGTAGTCAAAATGGGCCCGGACTGTTACAAAGACCCGGCTCGTTTCCCAAGTGGTGCTTGGTGTAAGGTAGGTGATTTCATCTTGGCTCGTCCAAATTCAGGCACACGTCTAAAGATTCATGGCCGTGAGTTCCGAATTATTAATGACGATTCCGTAGAGGGAGTTGTTGAAGACCCACGTGGTATTAAACGTGTTTAACCCGCTATAAGCGTGCAAAAGGAGCAGTAAATGGCAGAATTTATGGAAGAATTTAAGTTTCCTGACGAACTAGAACAGGAAAAGAAAGCTACAGCGGAAGCAGAAGACGCTGCTAACGTAGCAGAACCTGAGTCAGAGATTGAAATCGTAGACGACACACCTCCAGAGGACCGTGGCCGTCAGCCTGGTGAGACCCCAGAAGAAATCCCAGAAGCTAAGCTATCTAAGTACGACGAGAGCATCCAAGCTCGTATGAAGAAGTTTACTAAGGGTTACCACGATGAGCGCCGTGCCAAAGAAGCGGCAGAGCGCGAGCGTGATGAGGCTATCCGTGCGGCTAAGATTATGGCTGACGAGGCTAAAAAGCTACAGCAGCAGCTCGAAGAAGGCAGCAAAATGTTTATCGACCAAGGTAAATCAGCTGCTCAAATGGAATTGGAAGCTGCAAAACGCCAATTTAAAGAGGCTTATGAGGCAGGTGACAGCGATTTATTAGCTGAAGCCCAGTTTAAAATCTCGCAAGCAACTTTGAAGATGGATAAAGCTGATTCATTAAAGCCTTTACAAACTAAAGAATTTGATGTACAAATACCAACATACGACGTTCAAGAGCAGCAGCAACCTCAAGTTGACCCTCGTACGGCTAAGTGGCTAGATGAAAACCCTTGGTACGGCGATGATGATGAAATGAGTGCTTCAGCCCTTGGATTGCATAAGAAGTTAGAGAAACAATTCGGAAAGCAATACATCGGTTCGGAAGAATATTTTAAGACCATCGACGACACTATGAAGCGTCGTTTCCCCGAATACTTCGGGAGCGTAGTACCAGAAGATAACTCCGAGGAAGAGGAAAAACCTCAAGCTCGTGCCAAGCCAGCAAGTAACGTAGTAGCTCCGGCCACTCGTAGTACTGCTCCAAGTAAGGTAAAACTTACTAAATCTCAGGTAGCAATTGCCAAGAAATTGGGAGTGCCACTCGAGCTATACGCCAAAAAGGTTGCTGAACAAATGAAAGGAAACCAGTAATGGAACAGAATCGTAAACCACGTAGTACCGAAACTCGTGAAACAACCGCACGTCCAAAGCAGTGGGCGCCCGCGGAGCTCTTGCCAGAACCTGACAAGCAAGCCGGTTTTGCTTACCGCTGGATTCGTGTTTCGATGCTTAACAACGCTGACCCACGTAACCTCTCTGCCAAATTACGAGAAGGTTGGGAGCCTGTTAGAGCTGAAGAACAACCTGCATTACAACTGCTAGTCGACCCAAATAGTCGTTTTAAAGACAACATTGAAGTCGGCGGGTTATTACTTTGCAAGACCCCAATTGAGTTTGTTGAGCAACGGAATCAACATTTCCAGAAGCTAACAGATGACCAAACGGCGGCTGTAGATAATAGCTTGATGAGAGCCAACGACCCACGCATGCCATTGTTTAACGACAAGAAGTCAAGCGTATCGTTTGGTAAAGGCAAGTAATTTTTATTAATTTAAGGAGTATTAAATGGCTTATCCAACAGTAAGCGCTCCATACGGTTTTAAACCAGTTAACCGTCAAGACGGTATGGCATACGCTGGCGCTACTACACAATATGTAGTCGCTTCTAGCAATGCTGCTATCTACAACGGCGACCTAGTTTATATCTCTAATGGGCAAATCGCTAAATCAGCAGTAACATCAGACGCTACTTTCGGTAGCAACTTGACAGCAGGTGTGTTCGTAGGTTGTCAATACGTAAACACTCAGGGTCAAACAGTTCAGTCTCAGTTTTACCCAGGTAACGCTGCAGCTTCTTCTCCTATCGCTTATGTGGTAGTTGATGCTAATGCAGCATTTAAAGTAGCTGTTGTATCTGGTGGAACACCTACTGGAAACCTATCTTCAACAACACTAGGCGCTATTGGCGTTAACGTTCAAGTTGAACAAGGTGCAGGTTCCGCAACTACTGGTAACTCTGGCCTCGCTATTGTGGCTCCAACATCTGGCTCAGGCAGCAACGTTGCATTACCAGCTAAGGTAATCGCAGTTGTTCCAGAAACAGCTATTAACGCAACTAACTTCCGTGAAGTTTTGGTTGTTTTGACTAACCCACAGCTTACCCGCGCTGCTGGTAACGACTTCGCATAAGGAGCTACTTAAATGGCTATTTCTCGCGCCCAACTCTTAAAAGAGTTACTACCTGGTTTGAACGCATTGTTCGGATTGGAATATGCACGTTACGGTGAAGAGCACAAAGAAATCTACGAAACAGAGACTTCTGAGCGTTCTTTTGAAGAAGAAACAAAACTTTCAGGCTTCACAGCTGCCCCTGTTAAAAACGAAGGCTCAGCCATCGCTTATGACAATGGTCAAGAAGCTTGGACAGCTCGCTATACACACGAGACTATCGCAATGGGCTTCAGCTTGACTGAAGAAGCTATTGAAGATAACTTGTATGACAGCTTGTCTGGTCGTTACACGAAAGCTTTGGCTCGTTCAATGGCTTACACTAAGCAAGTTAAAGCTGCTAACGTTATCAACAACGGCTTCACAGCTGGTTATGTTGGTGGCGACGGTAAGACTTTGTTTGCTACAGACCACCCACTAGTATCAGGTGGCGTTAACAGCAACACACCATCTACTCAATCAGACTTGAACGAAACATCATTGGAAAATGCTGTTATTCAAATCGCTGCTTGGACAGATGAGCGTGGTCTTTTGATTGCTGCTAAACCACGTAAGTTGATTGTTCCACCTGCATTGCAATTCGTTGCAACACGCTTGTTGGAAACTGAACTTCGTGTTGGTACAGCCGATAACGACATCAACGCAATCAAGAACAACGGTTCTATCCCAGAAGGTTACACAGTTAACCACTTCTTGACAGATAGCAACGGTTGGTATTTGACTACTGATGTACCTAACGGTATGAAGCACTTTGTTCGTACACCTATGGCAACTGGCATGGATGGCGACTTCGACACTGGTAACGTACGTTACAAAGCTCGTGAGCGTTATTCATTCGGTTACTCAGACCCATTGGGTATGTTCGGTTCATCTGGTGCGGCGTAATCTGCACTAGCGAACGGAAAGGGGCTTCGGCCCCTTTTTTATTTGTAAAAATAGTTGCAACTTATTTAAAATAGAGTAATATTAGGAAAACCGGGCGAACCGGCTTATTAGACTGCCCCGGCAGACGCATACAAGACTAATAAGCTTAACTTTGTATGAAGGACAATTTAGCATGGCAAATACTACGTTCAGCGGCCCAGTTGTATCTAAAAACGGCTTCCAACTCCCATCTTTAACCACAGCAGAAATCAATGCTATTGCTAACCCAGCTACGGGCTTGATGGTTTACAACTCAACTACAAGCGCGATTACGTTTTATAACGGCACTGCTTGGGTTTAATTTAGGAGCTTCTAATGGGACAAACTACATTTACGGGTCCAGTGATTTCCCAAAACGGGTTCATTGACTCTTCATTTACAACAGCCGAACGTGATGCAATTGTTGACCCACAACCAGGGTTACTAATCTATAACACCGACACAAATACATACGAAGTATGTACAGTTAGCGGCCCACAACCAACTTGGGATTCAGCATTTGGTGGTGGAGGTGGCGCAGGCGGCTTCCCGTACCTATTAACACAAAATACACAATATTCAGCTTTAGCTAATCCAGCTGGTAACCCAGCGGCATCAAAACTTTTGTTTAATGCTTCAGGCACACAAGTACTAAGTACTGTTAATGCTTTTGGAGCTGTGTACATATTAACTACTACGTTAAACACCCCCTACAACTTAAACGACGCGCAGCCGACTACAGCATTTACAATATCTGCTTCTGGCAACACTTCTTTAGGCGCATATATTAATGGCGACGGCACAAAAATTACTGTGTTGGAACAAAGCGCCGGTATGGTATACGCAACAAGAGTTAGTTTAAATACGCCCTATGACTTACTAAGCATTAATACAGCAACAGCAGAGATGCCAGTATTAATTCAACTTGCATCAATGATGGAGCAGTTGAGTGTAATGTCGTTTGAAATTTCTTCAGATGGTGCTAAATTAATATTTACTCTACAGAATCAAATGTCCGGCAGCTCCACTGGTGTTGTCAGAACAGTAGATTTGCCTGTACCGTATGATGTTGGTTCATCAACTGGAACAAGTAGCCAAAGTACAGATATAGCTCCATTCTTCACCCCTGCAGAAGGCATGTTTGAAAATCCAAAAGCGTATGGTTTAGCTTTTGATTCAACTGGCGCAACTATGTTTGTATCAACATCTGGCACTAGCGGTGCTTCTCCTTCCGCGTTCATGTTTGAATTTAGACTAGGCACAGCCTACGACACCAGCACTATTCAAACTTCATACTACCAAGCAACACGTTGGGTGTATGGCAATATGGATACAAACGGAGGCTTCAACAACCCTAACTGTGGTCTAACCCGAGCTAATAACAACATTTATATTGGTTATATTGATTACAACATAGGTGGCGGTGCCTATGACGTTACTACATTAACGGCTTTATCGGTACCTAACATTACTAGCGTTTCTCCATCTAGTGGTAACGCGGGTACGCAGGTAACTATTACAGGTACTGGTTTTAGTGGGTCTACAGTAACGTTTGGCGGTGTTCAAGCCACCATTATAAGTAGTTCAGCTACGCAGATTGTGGTTGCCTCACCAAGCTCTACTTATAACGTTGCGGTAGATGTTGTTGTTACAAACCCAGCGGGCAGCTCTACTGAGGTGGCGGCGTTTACTAATACATCCCAAGGTCAAACATTTACTAATGGTGTAGATGGCAGCTTCCCGGGTACGATGGGCGGCATGAGTGCTTCATTGAGTATTTCTGGACCAAGTAATCGCTTAATTGATGCTACATCAGGTAACGCTGCAGCGGGCAAAACAGCTACGATTAGTTGGGGATATGCCACTCAGACACTCCCAGTAGATAGTAGTAGCTACATGCCGGGTATGAGCGCTTCCTTATACTTCAACAGTACACTAGCTTATGGTGGTCAGGTTGAATCAATCACACTAATCTAAACAAATAGGGGCTTCGGCCCCTTAAAAGGATTTTATTATGAGCTTTGCAAGTAATGTTCAAATGACTACGTTGGTAGGTTCTGGCCAAGCAGTTAGCGATAGAACTCGTTTAAATGGGCTGTATTACACCTGCGGAAGTTCAGCTTCAACGATTGATTTATATAATGGCACGACTGCTTCAGGTGACCCATTAGTTTCAATCGCTACGCCAGCCTCTGCCGGTGCACATAACGTCATCATTCCAGACGGCGGCGTTTTATTTACAAACGGTATTTACGCTGATTTAGGTGCAGATGTTGCAAGCGCAAGCTTGATATATGTAGGTGGCGCTAAACCAGTAGCACCTCCAGGTCCAGTAGTAACTACCTATTCATTAGGCACTGACTACAGTGGAACAGATTTAGGCAACAACGGCCCAGGCCAAGTTAGATTGGCTTTTTACGGCCCATATAGCGGTGCCTTTACTTCAGCCATGAATACTTTATCCCCAGGCGATACAGTATCTTTAGTAGTTGCTGGTCAGGGAACCTTTACGGTCACTATCGCGGGCACATACCAAGTAGTAGACCCAAGTAACGCATATATTGTGGCGAATAACTTTGGTATCATGCCAGACCCAGGTTATGTATTTACATCTATTTCGTTCGCGTAATCAGTTCTATGGCTAAGTCACCAGCTTGGACTCGTAAAGAAGGTAAGAACCCTGAAGGCGGCTTAAATGCCAAGGGCAGGGCTTCTTACAACGCGGCTAACCCAGGTAAGCCTGGGCTTAAGCGTCCTCAACCAGAGGGTGGCTCACGTCGTGATTCTTTCTGCGCTCGCATGAAAGGCATGAAGAAGAAACTTACTTCAGCTAAAACAGCGAACGACCCAGATTCACGCATCAACAAGTCTTTACGTGCTTGGAATTGCAAAGAAGGTGGTACAGTTCGTGGCGGCGGTTGTGAGATTCGCGGTAAAACTAAAGGTAAGATGGTATGAGCGATTTAATGGAACAGGCTAGGGAGCTAGCCACGCATGCGTCTGAAATTAGACATCTACAATCAGATATGGACAAAATGGTTGAAGACATGGAAGAAATTAAAAAGGCTATTATCGAAATCAACAAAACCCTTTCAGAAGCAAAGGGTGGTTGGAAGATGTTGTTAGCTGTTGGCGGCGCTGCTGGAGTAGTTGGTAGTGCTATTACTTGGGTAGTTGGTCACTGGAAATAACATGCCGAGCACATCTAAAAAACAACACAACTTTATGGCTGCTGTAGCCAAGAACCCAGCTTTTGCTAAAAAGGTTGGAATTAAATCCTCAGTAGGTGAGGAATTTTTAAAGGCCGATAAAGGCCGTAAATTTAATAAAGGTGGCGAAATGAAACATTCAGATATGGCTAAAGACAAACCGATGATGAAGAAAGTGGCTAAAGAAGAGGTTAAAGCCCACGAGAAATCAATGCACGGTATGAAAAAAGGTGGCATGTGTAAAGGCTACGCTAAAGGCGGTGTAACCCGCGCTGACGGCTGCGTAACTAAAGGTCACACCAAAGGTAAGATGGTTGCTATGAAAAAAGGCGGAGCCTGCTAATGAAAAAGTATGCTGAAGGCGGCGAGTTGCCACAGGCAATGGTAGACCGCATGAAACGTAAAGAGAACGAAGAAGACCGTGAACTGGTCGCTAAACCTGCACGTGCGGCTGTTGATGCTGCTAAGCGTATGTATGATGCAGCTACTGGTAAAGACGCAAAAGATTTTGAACCTAAAAAAATTAAAGGTGAAGTTGGTGCATTAGCGTCTACGGAAGGTAAAGGCAAAGGGTTTAAATATGTTGCCGATAGAGCTGCGTTTAGCCCTGTTGGTGGCGAAGGTTCTGAACTACGTTCGCTAAACATGGGTAAAAAATCAAAAGCTGTTAAAGCCGAAGAGTTTAAAAAAGGCGGTAAAGTATCTTCAGCATCTAAGCGTGCTGACGGATGCGCAATCCGTGGAAAGACTAGGGCTTAATATGAGAGCTTCTCGTGGTATGGGTGACATCAATCCAAGCAAAATGCCTGGTAAGAAAGTTATCAAACGTAAAGACAACCCTCAAGACGTAGATATGTACGCTGAAGGTGGTAAGGTCAACGCCGCGGGAAACTACACTAAGCCTGAACTTCGTAAGCGTATTGTGTCTCAAGTAAAAGCTGCTGCAACGCATGGCACTGGAGCTGGCGAATGGTCAGCCCGTAAAGCTCAGCTTGTAGCTAAGAAATACAAAGCCGCTGGTGGCGGATATAAGTAATGGCGCTAGCTAAAAGCCAACGCTCTTTAAAAGCTTGGGGCGACCAGAAATGGACAACCAAGTCTGGCAAGAAGTCATCTGAAACAGGTGAAAGATACTTGCCTGAGAAAGCGATTAAGGCTTTGAGCCCGCAGGAATACGCAGCAACTGCTAGAGCTAAGCGTGCTGGCAAGGCGGCTGGTAAGCAGTTTGTAGCCCAGCCAAAAAGCATTAAAGCTAAAGTAAAACCGTATAGGAAAGTCAAATGACAACATCTAGCACAACAGCTTTTAATTTAGACCTCAACGATTTAATCGAAGAGGCGTTTGAGCGTTGCGGCCTTGAATTACGTACTGGTTACGACTTCCGTACAGCTAGACGTTCATTGAATTTGCTGACTGTAGAGTGGGCGAATCGTGGCATCAACCTATGGACAGTTGAGCAGGGGCAAATCGTTATGAATACTGGGCAGGCTACGTACGCTTTGCCTAACGATACGATTGACCTTTTAGACCAGACCATCCGTCAAAACAACGGTACACAGAACCAGATTGACATCAACATCAGTCGTATTTCTGAACCTACATACATGACCATTCCTAATAAGTTGACCCAAGGTCGCCCTATTCAGGTGTGGATTAACCGCCAATCTGGTCAGACAAATGCTGTGGCGTCTACGACTTTGAGCGCTAACGTGTCCTCAACGTCAACCACAATTGATTTAACTTCAACAGTTGGTTTGGCTACATCAGGTTTTATCAAAATTGATAACGAAACAATTGTTTACTCAAACATCAGTGGTAACCAGCTTTTAAACTGCTCTCGTGGTCAAGCAAATACTACGGCAGCTTCTCATTTGACTGGGGCATCCGTGTTTACTCAGAACCTGCCTTCAATCAACGTATGGCCTACTCCTAATGCTGGTGGCGGCTATGTGTTTGTGTACTACCGCTTACGCCGTATGCAGGACGCTGGTAGCGGTGTTACTGAGCAAGACATCCCATTTAGATTTGTACCGTGCATGGTAGCTGGCTTGGCTTACTACATTGCTATGAAGAAGCCTGAAGTAGCTCCTGACCGTATTGCCATGTTAAAAGCTGATTATGAACAGCAGTTCCAGTTAGCATCAGAAGAAGACCGTGAAAAAGCGCCGATAAGATTCGTTCCAAGGACAATCTTCTATGCCTAATCGTTTTGCTTCTGGTAAGTACGCTATTGCCCAGTGCGATAGATGTAACTTCCGCTACAAGCTGAAAGAACTGAAACGGTTAATTATTAAAACCAAGAACATCAACATCTTGGTTTGCCCAGAGTGTTGGGAACCTGACCAGCCACAGTTGCTATTAGGTATGTACCCAGTGGATGACCCGCAAGCGGTTAGAAACCCTAGACCAGATAGCCCCAGCTATGAAGTATCTGGGTTAACCGTAAACGGTGATGCAGGTGGTGGTAGTAGGATTTTTCAATGGGGCTGGAACCCTGTTGGAGGGGCAAGTTATTTTGATACAGAATTAACGCCAAATAACTTGATTGCACGTGTACAACTTGGTACAGTAACAGTAATTACTAATTAGGAGTAAATCATGGGTTTTAAAAGCGCAGCGGACGGCATCACTAAAAAAGGTAAGACTAAAGGTCGTAACTTGGGTGACTCAGGTCCATCAGTAGGCATCGAAAAAGGTCCTAAACATTCAGGCAGCAAGGGTGGCAAAACTAATGCTGATATGAAAAAAATGGGTCGCAATCTAGCTAAGATTGCTGCTCAGAAGAAAGGCTAATCATGGCTTACAGCATGAAAAAAGGCGGGAAAGAAGTAGGCCCAGCTTCTGTGTATGCTGAGCCACATACTATGGATGGTAAAAAGATGAAGAACCTAAAAGACGTGGTTACTAAACCAGGTAATGGCGTTGACCAAGTTAACATGTCTGTTAGCGGTTACACCAAAAAAACCAATGATGTTATTAATAAACACGGCGAAATGAAGATTCGTGGTACCGGTGCGGCTACTAAAGGCACTAAAGCTCGTGGACCAATGGCCTAATGAACTACACAGAGTTATCCGCTAGGATTCAAGCGTACGCTGAAAACGACTTCCCAGCTTCGGCTGGTAATTTGTCATCTGCTGAGCAGATAGCTACGTTTGTTGAGCAAGCTGAAGAACGTATTTACAACAGTGTTCAAATCCCTGCTCTACGTAAAAACGTAACAGGCACGGTGACCATGGACAATAAATACTTGGCTTGTCCTAGCGACTTCCTTTCAGTGTATTCAATGGCGGTTATTGGTGCTAACGGCGACTATGAGTACCTTCTTAATAAGGATGTAAACTTCATTCGCCAGGCTTACCCAAATCCAAATGATAAGGGCACACCTAAATATTATGCTTTGTTTGGCCCTCGTTCTGCGAACCCAACAGAGTTAGCCTTCATTCTTGGCCCAACGCCAAGCGCTAACTTAGATGTTGAGCTCCATTATTTCTTCTATCCGCAGTCTATTGTTACTGCTGGCACTAGCTGGCTTGGTGATAATTACGACCCAGTATTGTTATATGGCGCTCTTCGTGAAGCCTATATTTACATGCGCGGTGAACCTGATATGATTGCTAACATCGAAGCAAAATACCAAGAAGCTATTGGTCAATTAAAACGTCTTGGCGATGGTTTGGAGCGCAACGATGCCTACCGAGCTGGACAAACCAGTTTGCAGTACAACAAGTTATAAACAGGAGTAACACATGGCCTTTACAGGGAACTACATGCCAACGTCTTTCAAGATTCAACTCTTGAACGGCTTGCAAAACTTTTCAGCTAATACATTTAAGATTGCTCTGTACACAAACGCAGCAACTTTGGATGCTAATACAACAGCGTATACGACCTCTGGCGAAGTAGCCGCAGGTGGTAACTATGTTACTGGCGGAAACACTTTATCGGTTACTACAACCCCAACTAACGGCGGTTCAGGTACAACAGCATTTATTGACTTTGCTGATACAACTTGGTCTGCTGCAACAATCACAGCTCGTGGCGCATTGATTTACAACAGCAGCCAGGGTAATTCTGCGGTTGCTGTGTTGGACTTTGGTAGTGATAAAACTTCTACTGACGGTGACTTTACTGTTCAGTTCCCAGCTGCTACGAACACAACAGCTATCATCCGCATCGCTTAATAGGAGCCTGACATGGCTCTTGTGCTGAAAGACCGTGTAAAGGAAACCTCGATTGTAACGGGGACGGGTAGTGCTACCCTCCTTGGAGCCGTAGTAGGTTACCAATCATTTAATACCGCTATTCCTACCGGGTCGACGGTGTACTACTGTATTGCTGGTCAGGGTAGTAATGAGTGGGAAGTTGGTCTAGGTACATTCACAGCCCCTTCTACACTTAGCCGTGATACTGTTTATGAGTCATCAGCAGGTGGGGCTTTAGTAACTTTTACCGCGGGTACAAAAGAGGTATTTGTTACTTACCCAGCTGAAAAAGCTGTTTATCAAGATGCTACTGGCAATATAGAGCCGACTTCTTTTGTAAATATCGGGGTGTCTTCTACAGCTACTATTAACGTAGCCACCTTAACTTCAGGCACAATTACTGCTACACCAAACGTAGCTACAGATATTGTTAACAAACAATACGTTGACACAATAGCATCTTCGGGTATCCATTTCCATGAGCCTGTACGCGTTGAATCACCTATCAACCTGAATGCGACATACAATCAACCTGGTGGAGCTGGTGTTGGTGTAGGGGCTACGCTTACAAATGCTGGTACTCAAGCCGCTTTAGTTATTGACGGGGTTACAGTTAGTGTTAACGACCGGGTGTTGATTTATACCCAAACTAACCAAATCCAAAACGGTATTTATACAGTTACTAACGTAGGTTCTGGGGCTACGAACTGGGTACTTACCCGTTCGACCGATGCTGATACGTTTCAAAACGCAAGCCCAGATGGTTTAAGCCAAGGCTCTACCGTATTTGTACAACAAGGTGCAACGGGTGCTGGTGAAACTTATACTTGTAATACCACTGGCACAATTGTTTTTGGTACAACAAACATTACATTTGCGCAAATTAGCTCCGCTCAAATTTATTCCGCTGGTACAGGTTTAAATCTTTCAGGTACTACTTTTAGTTTAGCTAATACAAGTGTAACCGCCCAAACTTATGGTAGTGCTAGCCAAGTAGCACAAGTGGTTATTAATGCTCAAGGTCAAGTTACTTCGGCTTCTAACGTAGCTATTAGTATCGCAGCGGCTAACGTATCTGGATTGGCGCCTTCAGCAACAATAGATACAACCGATGCTTCAAACATTACATCTGGCACGCTTCCAACAGGTCGTTTAACTGGTGAATACACTGGCGTTACGGGTGTAGGAACTTTAGCTAACGGTACTTGGGCGGCTAATACAATCGCTGTATCTTATGGTGGCACAGGTGCGACTAACGCGCTTGATGCTAGAAGTAATCTAGGTTTGGTAATTGGCTCAAACGTTCAGGCATATAGCGTACAGCTACAAAGCTTGGCTGATGTGGCTACAAACGGTATGTTGGCTCGCAGTGCAGCAAACACAGTTACACCTAGAACTATTACTGCTGGTAACACAATCACTGTAACTAATGGTGATGGCTCTGCTGGTAACCCAACAGTTGCGTTTAGTGTAGCTCCAGGTACAGCAGATAATGTTCTTCTATCAAATGGTACAGCTTGGACATCCGCTCCAGCCCCAGCAGCCCGTGCGTCAGGTGGTGCTATTTGGGTAAACGACACAACCGTATCTTCTAACGTAACTATTGCCACAGGTCAGAACGGTTTTATTGTTGGCCCAATGGCAACAGCTAACGGTGTGAGTGTTACGATTGCTTCAGGACAAAGATTGGTGATTATCTAATGAGTACTATATCAAGCGGAACAACCCTTACTACGGCCCTCGTTCAGACCGGTGACACGACTGGTGACTTAGTTATTAAGACCGGCGCGGCTAATACAACTGCCATGACTATTTCTGGTGCTAACCAGAGTGTTACTATTAATGGTTTATTAACTGCTAACGTTAACGTAACAACTTTAACAGGTACAGTCGCAATAGCAAACGGTGGTACAGGTGCAACAACTCGCCAAGGTGCTATGGATGCCCTAGCTGGTGCGGTTACAAGCGGTCAATATTTGCGTGGTAATGGTACAGATGTGGTTATGTCAGCTATTCAAGCTGCCGATGTGCCAACTTTAAACCAAAACACTACGGGTACAGCGTCAAATGTCACAGGTGTAGTTGCGGCGGCAAACGGTGGAACAGGTTTAACAAGCCCAGGAACTTCAGGTAACGTACTTACATCCAACGGTACAGGCTGGGTATCAGCTGCAGTTAATTCTGGTGTACCTACAATACAAACATTTACTTCAGGCACGGGCGTTACTTGGTCAAAACCAGCTACTGCAAACTGGATTCAAGTCGAACTTTGGGGTGGTGGTGGTAGTGGAGCTGCTGGTGGCGGTGGCGGTGGCGATGCTGGTGGCGGTGGCGGCGGTGGGTATTTACGAATTTTATTCCCTGCGTCTTACGCACCTAGCACAATTACATATACAGTAGCCAGCGGTGGCGCAAGGACGTCTTGGGGGCAAAGTGGTAACCCTGGTGGAAGTAGCTCAGTCACTGTAACTAGTTATGCTGGTGGTCCGACCAAAACATTTATTGCCTATGGTGGGCAACAAGGGTTTAATAATGGTAATGGCACTAGCGGTGGTGGAGCGAATACAAGTATAGTTAACGTAAGTGGTGGTGGTGGAAGTGGTCCATACCAAGCCGGAGGTTCCTCAGATTACGGCGGTGGCGGTGGCGGTGGACTTGCTAGTACTCCTGGCGGTGTTTCTTTCATGGGTGGTAATGGCGGAGCCGCAAGTGGTTTTTATGGCGTTGGTTCTCCTGGTATAGCTCCTGGTGGCGGTGGCGGTGCCGGGGATTGGCCAAACAGCCCTGCTGGTGGTGCTGGTGCACCTGGGCAAGTAAGATTTACATATTGGTAGACAAATAACATGACTAAATTAGCCCTTATTAATCAACAAACAATGGTTTGTGAAAATGTTACTGAAGACAGTAGACCTGCGGCCGAAGTGATTGTTGAGGGGTATATTGTTTTAGACCTTGCAGTTACACCCTGCAAGAGCTGGCGGTTAGACAGAGAAACTAATCTTTGGGTTGAATGTGAAGGATTGGTTGGTTCAGGTGGTATTTCCGATGTTTGGGATGGTGAAAAATTAAACGCTCCTAAACCAGCAGACCCTTTACCACCAACAAACTAAAGGCAATTAAACCATGACAATGATTATTGACGGGTCAACAGGTCTAGAGTTCCCAGACGGTTCAGACCAAACCAGCGCGTTTACTGGTAATGCAGCCGCTATTACATCTGGCACTTTGGCAATTGCTAACGGTGGTACAAATGCAACAACAGCTTCATCAGCCTTATCTAATTTGGGTGGGGTTACAACAGGTAAAGCCATCGCCATGGCAATAGTTTTCGGAGGATAAAATGGCAAACCCTAATATCGTTAACGTATCTCAAATTTACGGTAACACGTCGTCTATTCTAATTAGCTCTACAGCTGACCCTTTTGCGACACCCCTAATCAGTAATCCAGCGGGCAGCAATAAAGTTTTTAAAATTAATTCGATTGTTGTGGCTAACATAGATGGCACTACAGCGGTTGATGTAACAGTCAGACTTTATTCACAGGCCGCTTTGGGTGGCACTGGCACAGCTCTGATTTCAACAGCTTCAGTACCTGCGGATGCTTCTTTGGTTGTAATGGATAAGACGACTGGTATTTACTTATTAGAAGATAAATCTATCGGTGCAGTTGCAAGCATCGCAAATGATTTAGTTATTACTTGTTCTTGGGAAGAGATTAGCTAATGTCAAATCGTTGGTTCGGTGGATTAATTAACCAAACTAGACCGACAACTACTGGCGGTAAGTCTGGGAACGCACAGGGCGTATACACAACCACTCAGGCCCTTCAACAGGTGTCTGGTGGTAACTTTCCTATACAAAAAACACCCCCTGGCGCTCCTACTATTGGAACTGCGACGGCTGGAACAAACTCAAATGCGACAGTAACTTTTACAGCGCCAGCAGATAATGGTGGTTCTACAATTACAAGTTATACCGTAACTTCTAGCCCAGGCAATATTACAGGTACAGGCGCGTCTTCGCCCGTAACCGTTAGTGGGTTAACCCCAGGCACTTCTTACACTTTTACAGTGCGTGCTACAAACGCATTTGGTACAGGGGCGCCTAGTGGTTCAAGTAATTCTATTACAGCAATTCAGCTATATACAGCAGAGTACCTTGTCGTTGCTGGTGGCGGTGCTGGTGGTAATAAACGCGGTGGCGGTGGTGGCGCTGGTGGATACATAGCTTCTTCACTAACAGTAACTCCAGGAACTAGCTACTCAATTATTATTGGTGGCGGCGGTGGACCTAACGGCGGTGAGTTTGGTGACGGTAATAACGGTTCTGGTAGCTCAGCTTTTGGTACTAGCACATCAGGTGGCGGCGGTGGCGGTGCCCAGGGGAATGGCGCAAGTGGTGGCTCAGGCGGTGGCGGCGGTTCTTCTGATGGTGGTAACGGTTCTGGTGGCTCAGGCACTTCTGGGCAAGGTAACTCAGGCGGTGGCGCATTTAACGGATATGGCGGTGCTGGCGGTGGTGGTGCTGGTGCGGCTGGTGCAAACCAAAGCGGTGCTAATGGCGGAGCTGGTGGTAACGGTTTAACTTGGTTAAATGGCACTACATATGCTGGTGGTGGCGGTGGCGGTGAACAATTTGCTGGTAACTCAGGCGGTCCTGGTGGCTCTGGCGGTGGTGGTAATGGTGGAGATGGTAGCGGCGGTGCTGGTGCGGCTAATACAGGTGGTGGTGGCGGTGGTGGTGGCGATAACCCAGGCTTCTCAGGTGGAACCGGCGGTTCTGGCGTAGTTATTGTCCGCTATTTGGGCGCACAAAAAGGTTCTGGCGGTGTAGTAACTTCTGCTGGCGGGTACACATACCATACGTTTAATTCTTCAGGCACCTACATAGGATAAAAACACATGGCTCATTTTGCTAGAATTAATGCACAGGGTATAGTTGAACGAGTTATTGTTGCTGAACAAGACTTTATTGACGCCTTACCAGACTCAAGTTCGTGGGTTCAAACAAGTTACAACACTTATGGTGGTGAGCATAGGTTAGGCGGCGTACCGTTCCGTAAAAACTACGCAGTTATCGGTGGGCGGTACGACCCTATACTCGATGCTTTTATGGCACCAAAACCGTACCCAAGCTGGGTTCTTAATGAAGAAACTTGCTTATGGGAAGCACCTACAACAAGGCCGACAGATGGTAAAGTATATAGTTGGAACGAGCAAACACTTAACTGGGTAGAACAATAATGCCATCAACAATTAACGCACAAGTCACACCATTTCCAGCAATCGTTCAAGAAGCTGATAGTACTGGCGTCTTAGCTTTACAAACGGCTAACGTAACTGCGGTGACTATTGACGCGTCCCAGAATGCCGCGTTTGCTAATACTGTTAGTGCTACTTCTTTTGTTGGTGCAGCTAATGCTTCTAGCCTTTCTACAGGTACAGTACCAACCGCTCGTTTAGCTACAGGCACCGCTGACTCGTCTACATATCTTCGTGGTGACCAGACTTGGGCGGTTGTTACGCAAACTCGTGTTAGTGGGGGTACAACAGGTTTAACCCCGGCCACGTTGTCATCTGGTGACGTAACTTTAGCGGGTACCCTATCTGCTACAAACGGTGGAACAGGTTTAACAAGCCCAGGCACTTCAGGAAATATTCTTACATCAAACGGTACAACTTGGGTGTCTTCTACACCAGCATCACCGGGTATTTTAACTAATGGAACTTATGGTGTTGGAACTACCTACAGTCTTTCTGTAACAGGCACGCGCCCCGTAATTTTAAGCATGAACTACGCGGGTGTTCAGGGCGGTAATGCCTATATCCAAGTTCAGTTCCAGTGGGGTTTTAATAGTTTAACGGACTCATGGACCCCTATCCAATCCGGGGTTAACTATGTAGTTTATCCAGCCCCCTGCATTACTGTGGTGCTGACTCCGCCGGGTACAAGCAGTTTGCAGTTCCGAGTTGACACAATAAACTTAGGTAATCAGCAGTTTTTTGTATCGGCTATTCAACTCTAATGGCTTTATTTGATGAAGTTCTCGTGTTGGATGATGTTGTACCTGAAGAAATGCAGGTGCAGATTGAGAACCTTTTTATGTCCCCAAACGTAGCTTGGGCTTTTAACCCAAGTAGCTTGTATGTGGGGGGTAAGTTGTTGGGCGGCGCGCCCGATTTTCCCCAAACAGATAAAATGATTGATACGCCGTTGATGACGCATATTTGCGCTTTTAATCATACAAAATCATCAGCTCATTTAGATGCAGTATTCCCAGTCATCCAAGCTATTCCACATGCCATGACAAAGCTATTGAGGGTTAAAGTAAACATCACAACTCCAACGCCCGGCACTACTTCGGAGTCGCACAACCCTGTGCATGTTGACGCTGGTATTGAAGAAGACTATTTAACTGGTATTTATTACATAAATGATGCTGATGGTGATACATTTATATTTAATGAAAAAAGGGGTCATAAACTCGGCCTTACTTTAAAACAACGAGTCGCTCCAAAACGCGGTAGGTTAGTTGTATTTAACGGTAATTATTTACATGCTGGTGGTCTGCCGACAAAAGGGCCTAGGCTTGTAATAAATATTAATGGCTATTAAAAAACAAACCGAACTTTTTGTAAAAGGGAAATACTAATTGTTTTCATCTACCCCATTCTCCGGTGCTGCATTTGCTGATGTTGGTTCGTCAGGAACATTTGCGTACCCAACAGGTGTGGTAGCTACAGGCCAAGTTGGCAACGTACAGGTAATCGGTCGGGGTAAGACAGATACAACAGGGGTTGAAGCCACTGTATTTGTAGGTACTGTTTCTGTATCTGGTAAAGCTAATATTGATGTTACAGGCTTACAAGCTACAGGCCAGCTAGGCAATATAAGTGTTATTGGTCGGGCGGTTATATCAGTTACAGGCGTTCAAGGCACTACTGCTTTAGGTACGGCCACTGCTAATGCAGCTGCGGTTGTTACCCTCACTGGTTTGCAAGCTGTTGGTTCAATTGGAAATGTTACTACTACAGGTAAAGCTGTTATTGATGTAACAGGCCTTGTAGGTACAACGTTCTTAGGAACGGCTAATGTATCAGCTAATGCAACAGCAAGTGCTACTGGGGTAGTGGGAACCACCGCTTTAGGTAATGTAACAGTTACAGGTAAAGCAATTGTCACAGTAACAGGTGTTAGTGCTACTGGTTATGTGGCTCAAGTTTTGGTATGGGGCTTAATTGATGACGAGCAGATACCTAACTGGACACAAATAACTACCACAGAATCACCAACTTGGGCTAATATTACAACATCTGAAGACCCTACTTGGGTTCAAATACCTTCATAAGGAAGCAACATGTCAACGTATTCAACAACCCTACGCTTAGAACTTATCGGAAACGGTGAACAATCAGGTGTTTGGGGTGATACCACTAACCTTAATTTGGGCACCTTGCTTGAAACAGCGATTACAGGTGTTGAAACTATTACGTTTGCTGATGCGAACTATACGCTGACTGCGTTTAACGGGTTACCAGACCAGGCACGTAACGCGGTTTTAGTTCTTGCTGGTACAAACACGGTTACACGCCAACTAATAGCCCCAGCGGTTGAGAAAACATATATTATCCGTAACGATACTGGTGCTGGCGTAACTATTAAAACATCAAGTGGCGTAGGTGTGACCATTCCAACAGGAGCAACACAAACCGTATATTGCGACGGCACAGAGTTTTTCTTGGCTTCAGGTGTAGTTGCAGGCACAGGAATCGTCGTATCAGGTGCTACAGTTTCTTTGGCTAATACAGCCGTTACTCCAGGAACATACCCAGCAGCTACAGTAACCGTAGATGCACAGGGTCGTCTAACAGCTGCATCTGCAACAGTGCTTGGGACTATGTCAAGCCAAAACGCAAATAACGTAGCTATTACAGGTGGCACAATTAATGGTGCAGTAATCGGCGGTTCTAATGCAGCAGCAATCACAGGCACTACAGTTACAGCGACTACGGTTGCTCTAGGTGGTGGCTGGACGGTTGTTGAATCAGGTGGTGCGCTGCTATTTAGAAGCGGTGGTACAAACCGTATGCGTTTAGATACATCAGGCAACTTGACTTTAACAGGTAACGTGACTGCTTTCGGAAGCATCTAATGACTACGCCTAGCGGAACAATATCAATGACCAACGTGGCCACTGAGCTAAGTGTTACTGACATCGGTATTAACTTAAATCAGCAAAACGTAAGACGCCTAGCGGGTCAGGTCACTGGCCCAGTGACTATGCAGAACTTGCAGAACAAAACCTGGGTATTAAATCTTACAGGTCGTCAATCTCAAGGCCGTTGCTTCTCAGCCCAGTCTGGATTTTCAGTAGACCGCTACGGTTCGGCTGGTGATATTTTCTTGACCATGGGGGCGTGGCCTACAGACCCCCCAAACTGCCAGACTGTACCTTGGCAATACCTACAATTTGGCGGTGCAACAAACGGTTCTAACTACCCAAGATGGACCAACGTTTGGCAGGTCAATTTAAGCACTTTAGGTGTTGGTAACAGCACGCAAACTCGTGCGCCAAACTGGCCATATACATTAGTTGAGTACACCTACATCATTACGCGTAACTCTGTTAACAGCGTTCAAATCACAATCTACCCTAACGCATGGGGTACAGGTGATACAGGTACAAGTATTTCAGTATCAAACTGGTGGAACGGTTTTATAGAAGACTTTGGTGGCACGACATTAACTTTAACGTGGACAAGTTTGGGGTATTAAATGAGTAGTAATTTTGCTGATTGCCATTGCGATAACGAAGCAAAAGTCTTGTATGACATGTACAAGTTCCAAAACAATTTAAAAGATGGTGAATGGGATACCCCTGTGTGCTGCCGCAGTGAACAGGCACGTATGGTTATATCGGGGAAAACCCTAACGTTGTATTACACCGACGGAACGGTGGCAACCTATACGGAGCGAACATGATTATTGAGAAACAAGCAGAAGCTGGTGACGTAGCGCACAAAGTTGAAATCTATTGCCCTAGCTGTAGCCGTGATGTAGATGAAACCGAACTAGCAGCACAAAAGTGTAATGACTGCGGTCAATACCTTTCTAAGCCAAAACAGTCCGTGACTATCGCTGCAACATCTGTATCTAGTATTGGTATTTTATGGTAAAAATAGCTCAATTAACTTGTTGGTTTCTTGGGGGCATCATTCTTGGTGGTTTAGTCGCCGCTTCGATGGCCCAAGACACTACGATTAATTACCGTGGGCAGCCTCCAGCAGCTGCTATGGCGCCGTCTATAAGTTCTTTCAGCCAAGACAATTGTTTAGTTGCCGTCTCAGGTGCTGTTAGCTCTACGGTGTTTGGTTTCTCTGGTGGTTCTTACAAAATGGATGAGGATTGCTCTAGCCGTAAGTGGGCTACATTCTTAGCCAACCAAGGTCTTAAAGTAGCAGCTGTGGCTGTTGCGTGTCAGGCAAAAGAAGAAAATTGGCAAGCCATGATGTTGTCAGGAACCCCTTGCCCGATAGATGGTCTCATTGGTGATGCAGCTCGCAATGAGTGGATTAAACGTTATCCTGAAAAGTTTGTGAAATTATATGGTTCGGTTCCTCCTCTTGTTGACCTTACTGCTAACCCTACCAAGGAGCAATGATGTTTTTGCGCAATCTAATTACTGCTATTGCACGTCTGCTTGGCGTCCAAACACAACCTTCGGAAACTCCTGTACAGCCAACGCCGACTGCTGGGCCTGTGCCCCAGGCGCGTACTCGCAAAGCTGGCAGCAAGCCTTCTGTCCCAACTACCAAGCCCCGCCGCCAGTCCAAGTCTGTAACAGCGAAACCCAGTTCCAAACCCAAAGCTGCCCAGCAAACTACAGCGGCATCATCACGCAAAGCAAAACCAAAATCTGCCCCAGCGGTACGTGGACAGAGTGGCAAACAGTCAGCAACACCTGCACGCCGAACCCGCCAACATGCCAAGTAAGCAGCCAACAACAGACGCTTCAATGCCAGACCAGTTATACGGGGAGCATTACCCAGACTCGTTCCTCGACGTGTCCGAACCCGTACGGAAGCCCGCAGTGGCAACCTTGGGTGACTACATCAGACACTTGCAAGAAGTCGATAAACAATCCGACCAATCCTGTGTCGCCTGTGAGCCCATTGAGTCCAACTTCGAGCATATCTGCCCCAACAATCCAATCCTCACCTGTAACTGCGTCGACCCCAAATTCTGTGCTGAGCTCGGCAGCAACCCCGACAACATCGTCGACGGAAACAAGCGATGCCCCGACAGCGGGCTCATCTGCAACGACAGGGTCTGCCCCAACGAGTGCCTCGGAGACAAAGACGGGTTCGCAGACAACATCGACTACACAGGTATCCCCATCCCCTCCACCAAGGGGCAAAGTAAGGTCAGCGGTTGGCCTTGTGTTGTCGTTGGAGCTATTTGCGAAACCTGGACTACAACAAGCGAACGTATTCTCAGAACCACAGCTAGTGAGTGGGGTACCAAACAACATACTGACGCAGGACTTAATAATGATGGACCTGCTGCAACAACCAAGCTATAACCAACCATTTGATGCACCAGACTTAGGATTTGAGCAATGAGCGATTTAGAAAAATTAGATAAGGTACAGGGCTTCGTAGAGAAGTGGGTGACTTGGGCCAAGCAGAACACCATGGTAGCTGGCTTCATTATTGCTGGCGTACCTGCTATTTTAGGTGCTGGCTATACAGGCATTACCAAGTTCAACGAAGTCAAAGAGATGTATGAAGGCTATAGCGACACTGCCTCATCCGCATCCAGCGCAGAGCGCAAGGTCAAGATACTAGAAGAAAAGGTAGCTGACCAACGTGAAGTGATTGCTAAGATGCAGGAACGTTTAGCCGAAGCATTAATGGCGGCTCGTGAAGCAAAAATTGTTGCAGAAAGCACACAGAAAGAACTACGTTCTGGCTTAGCCGCACAAAAAGTTGAGCTAGATGTGACAAGTTCTACTCTACGCTCTGAGATGAATACACTAAAACGTGCAACAACTAACCGATTGGGGAACTAAATGTTATCGCTAATTTCAACACTAGGCGGCTTGCTAATATCAGGCTTGCCAAGCGTATTGGGCTTCTTTCAAGATAAGTCTGACAAGGCGCATGAGCTAGAGCTTGCCAAAATGCAGACTGAGCGTGAGCTACAGATGCTAGAGCGTGGCTACTTGGCGCAAGCCAAGATGGAAGAGATTCGCACCGACCAGGTGATGATGCAGACAGATGCTGACATGACTAAGGCTGCTTATGAGCATGATGCTAAGGTGTTAGCTAAGGCAGCTCCGTGGGCTTCTACATTTGTGGCTACTGTGCGCCCGATGGTGACATACTTGTTCGTGGCTGAGTTGTTCGTGATTAACGTAGGTATTGGTATCTATGTATTTACACACCCAGGCGTTATTAATGGTATTGATGACTTGCTAAGAATTTCTGATGAAATTTTCAGTGATGACGAGATGGCTATGCTTGGCGGTATTATCGGCTACTGGTTCGGTTCACGTGGGTGGTCTAAAAAGTGAAAGTAAGCGATAAGCTTATTGAGATGGTGAAACATGATGAAGGTGTTAGAACGTCTCCTTACCAATGCCCCGCTCTGTTATGGACCGTGGGCGTCGGCCATGTTATTGACCCTAACCATGCTAGAGTGCCGTTGGCTAATCGAAAGGCATTACCTATTCCTGAAGGTTGGAATCGTGTTCTAAGCATGGATGAAGTCAACAGCATTCTTAAGCAAGACCTAGCCCGCTTTGAAGCGGGTGTTCACCGCTTGTGCCCAGGTGATATGACACAAGGTCAGTTTGATGCTTTGGTTAGCTTCTCGTTTAATGTGGGTCTTGGTAACTTACAAAACAGCACCCTACGCATGAAGCACAATCGTAAAGATTTTGAAGGTGCGGCAGAAGAGTTCTTGAAGTGGAACAAAGCTGGTGGTAAAGTGCTAAAAGGGTTAGATAAACGTCGCAGGGGCGAAAAAGCCCTATACGAATCTTAGGGTAAACCATGCCATTACAGAAACTAGTATTTCGACCAGGCGTCAACAGAGAAAACACTAACTATGCCAACGAACAAGGCTGGTACGAGTGTGACAAAGTGCGTTTTCGTTCTGGCTTCCCTGAAAAAATTGGAGGCTGGACACGTCTATCTAATAACCAATTCCTAGGGGTATGCCGTTCTTTAAACCAGTGGACCACATTATCAGGTGAGTCTCTTTTAGGTTTAGGCACAAACGTAAAGTTTTACATTAGTAAGGGTGGCGCTTATTTTGACGTTACCCCTGTTTACCATACATCTACAAACATAGGTGCTCCCGCAGGTCCTTTCACTGCTGTAAATGGTAGCAACATTCTTACAATTACTGATACGTCTTATAACCCAGAGCTTGGGGATTACGTAATTTTTTCTGGGGCTGTAGGTTTAGGTGGTAATGTCACGGCGACTGTTTTAAACCAAGAATACCAAGTTGTAAACGTGCCAAGCTCTACAACCTATCAAATCCAATTACCCGTAACTGCAAACGCTAGTGATACAGGTAAAGGTGGGGCAACAGTAACAGGTACTTATTTATACCCATCAGGCTTAAACGTTTATACATTTGGTTTAGGTTGGGGCGCAGGTCCATGGTCTCGTGGTGGTTGGGGTTCAGCAGCTACGATTGGTATTGGCCAGCAGTTGCGTTTATGGACTCAAGATAACTTTGGTGAAGACCTTATCTATGCCCCACGTGGAGGTGAGATTTTCTATTGGGATGCAACTACAGGTGTAAACTTCCGTGGCCTTCCTCTTGAAACCGTTTCTACTAATAACGGCTATGCTGGGCAGTTTGTACCAACTGAAACATATCAGATTATTTCTTCAACCATTCAGCGTTTTTGTATTGCTTTTGGTGCTAACCCATACGACCCACTTGTTCCTAATACTACATTCGACCCATTATTAGTTCGTTGGTCTGACCAAGAAAACCCATTTGACTGGGTGCCAACTGCTACTAACCAGTCTGGTGAGCAAAGACTTTCTATTGGGTCTCAGATTGTTACAGCTGTTAATACCCGTCAAGAGATTTTGGTTTTAACTGACGCCGCTATTTATTCAATGCAGTATTTAGGGCCTCCTTATGTTTACGGCTTCCAGCTTTTGCAAGACAACATTTCTGTTATGGGTCCAAAAGCGGCTATTACGATTAATAACGTTACGTATTGGATGGGCGCTGATAAGTTTTTCGCGTATTCAGGTCGTGTAGAAACGCTACCATGTTCCGTGCGTCAGTTTGTATTCCAAAACTTAAATAAAGACCAGTCATATCAGGTGTTTGCTGCATCTAACGAGCAGTATTCAGAGGTGTGGTGGTTCTACTGTTCTAAAAATTCAACCACTGTGGACAGCTATGTGGTGTACAACTACTTAGACCGTGTATGGTATTACGGCACAATGGCGCGTACAGCATGGCTTGATTCTGGCGTTTTACAATACCCTATTGCTGCTGGGTATAACGGCTATTTGTTGAACCATGAGAATGGTGTAGACGACGTATCAGGTCCTAGCGCTGTGCCTATTGACGCTTATATTCAGTCATCTGACTTTGATATTGGTGACGGGCATAACTTTGGATTTGTATGGCGTATCCTTCCAGACGTAACCTTTGCAGGGTCTTCAGCTACTAATCCTAGCTGCACAATGGTCGTTAAGCCAAGAACAAACTCAGGCACAAACTACGGCACACCAAATGCTGAAACGGTTGTAAGAACACAAGCCTACCCTGTTGAGCAGTTTACTGGTCAGGTTTATACCCGCATCCGCGGCCGTCAAATGGCGTTCCGTATTGAGTCTGCTGACTTAGGCACTGCATGGCAGCTTGGCGCCCCACGTATTGATATTCGCCCAGACGGACGCCGTTAATGTCTATTTTAATCCCGCCAAAGGCCCCCAACCTATTGCTGGCTCCGCCTACGCAGTATGAGCCTAGGTATCACGAGCAGCTAAATAACGCCCAGCGTTTGTATTACAACCAGATTGACAACCTTAATCAAACTGTAGCTCAGCGTGTTACAACTGATGGCATAGCGTTTCCTGATGGAACTGAGCAAACCACTGCTTGGGAGCCATCTTACATAGAGGCATTTGACCGTAGGACTTCTATTGCCATAGGAACAACGCCTGCTTTATTAATTCCAAATAGTTTCTTACCGCCAGTAAGTGAAGGTATTACTTACGACCCACTGACAGGCGTGTTTACTTTCCAATATGAAGGCGTGTATTCCTTGGGCATTTCTTTAAATATTAAAGCCAGTAATGCAAACCAAATAGCCTATGTGTACGCACAAAGAAACGTGGGTTCAGGATGGACAAATAACACTAATTCAGGTAAAGCTTACAAGTTAACCAACGGTGTTGATGTGCAGTTTGTAAATGCTCAATCTGTGTACAGAGCGGCAGGTGAACAGACTCGTTACTACATATATGCCAGCAGTTCTGGCCCTATTTTAGAAACTCAGACTTTACCTGGCGTAACACCTACTGTTTATGTACCCGCAATTCGTATCCAGTTTTGTGGCGGGTAGTATGCACAAGCAATTAAAAATGATAACATTCAACATAATTAACTCAGCGGGGCAACAATGAGCCTACAAGTAGCAGCACAACATTTAGCATCTAAAGGTCGCGACGGCGATTCAACACTTGTCCACATGGCTCCAAGCGAAGTAAAGGGCCTGCAAGCCCTCGCAATGGCTCATGGTGGCTCACTGACTATTAACCCTGATACAGGCCTAGTAGAAGCTAACTTCCTAAAGCGTATTCTACCTATGGTAGCTGGTGCGGCGCTTACAGGTCTTTCTGGTGGCATGATTAACCCGTTAACAGCAAGTATGATTGTTGGTGGATTTGAGGGTGTACGAACAGGTGATTTAGGTAAAGGCTTGATGGCTGGTCTAGGTGCTTATGGCGGTGCTGGACTAACAAGCGGTTTAACTTCAGCTGGCACACAAGCGGCTGGTAAAGCAGCAACTGACGCAACTGTAGCGGCAAACCCACAATTAACTGGCGGTGAAATTGCTCGTGAAATGGGTACAGCTGGTTTTAACGCCCCAACTTTAGCCCCAAATGCTAACCCAGCTACTATGACTGGGTTTGACAAAATGAGTGCTGGATTTAGCGCAGGGCCAAAAGCTATATATAGTGCTGCCCCAACAGGTACATTCCCAGCCCTTGCTACAACAGCAGCTTCTGCTATGACCCCGGAATATAAAGTTCCAGAAGTTAAAGAAGAGCCATCTTCAGGTAAATACATTTCTAAAGATTTTCAAGCTTATGTACCACAACGCCCAGACCCATATTACAGACCGCTTGGTTTGGGGTATGCAGCGGAAGGTGGTGTAATGCCTGACGATTTAAGTTATGCAGTTGGTGGGCAAGTAGACCCAATGCAACGGATGCCTAATGGTGGTTTGGCTGCAATTCAAGGCGTGCGTGATGGCTATTCACCAATGACAACTACGGATGGCAACATCCCTCAATTTAGCGGTGGCGGTAGAACTTTAAGCCCAAAAGAAGTAGAAATAAAAAGTGGTATTTTTAAAGACACAAACCCAAATACCGCTAACCTTGGTGCAGCTGACGCCGCCGAGTATTACACAAAAACCGCCGCTAAAAAGAACAAGGTTCCTTACGCAAAGATGCCAAAGACCAATGTTGAGAGCTTAGGCGAAATTGAAGTTGGTCCAGTAAAACGAGCTGCTATGGGCGGTTCAATTGGAGGCTACTCAGATGGTGGACGCATGCTTAAGGGTCCTGGGGATGGCATGTCTGATTCTATCCCTGGCGTTATTGGTAACAAACAACCGGCCCGTTTGGCTGATGGTGAGTTTGTTGTCCCTGCTGATGTTGTGTCACATCTTGGTAATGGTTCTACTGATGCTGGTGCTAAACGGTTATATGCAATGATGGACAAAGTTCGTAAAGCCCGCACTGGTACTAAGAAACAAGGTAAGCAAATCAAACCTGAAAAATACATGCCAGCATGATTGAAGTCTCCCTTGTACCTGCCGAGTACGTTGATACTTGCTGGGGCAAGATAGATAAATTTATAGAAAAAGCAGCTAAGTACACATACGGCAGGTATACGGTCGGTAACATTTATGATATGGTCATGGATGGTGATTACCAACTTTGGGTTGCTTATGATGGAAAAGACTTTAAAGGCGCTGTAGTTACGAATATAATGAATTACCCACAAAAAAGAATTTTGTGTATGCAGTTTTGTGGTGGTGAAGAACTAAAGCTTTGGAAGCAACCAATGCTTGATTTGTTAAAAAGATTTGCCCGTGACTCAGGGTGTGAAGGAATTGAGTCGACAGGTCGCCCAGGATGGGCTAAAGTATTTCAAAATGACGGCTATAAAGCCACTTGGGTAACTTACGAGTTGCCTATTGAACAGGAGTAAGAGATGGGTAAAGGCGGCGGTGGTGGCGGTCAACCACAAACAACAACGGCATATCAAACCAATCTACCAGAATACGCAAAGCCGTATGTTGAGAATATGCTCAACGCTGCTCAAAAGCAGATATACAACGATGACATGACGTCATTTAGACCGTATAAAGCATACAGCTCTGACCCAAGAGATTACTTTGCTGGACCTTCTGGGCTACAACAGTCTACTTATAATGAAGCTGCTGGCATGCAGACCCCTGGGCAATACGGTATGGCTACTGGCTTGGGCGGTTTAGCTGCTATGGGCCAGATGGGTGCAGGTCGTCAATTTCAACAACAAGCTACAAACCCGTTTGCAATTCAAGCATACATGTCTCCATTTATGCAAAACGTGGTGGATACACAGAAATTATCTGCGCTTCGTGATTTCCAAGTCGCTCAACCTATGCGTCAAGCCCAACAGGTACGTCAAGGTGCGTTTGGTGGTTCACGCTCAGCTATTGAGAATGCTGAAGCTCAACGTAATTTAATGAGCCAGTTACAAAGCATCCAGGCTACTGGTACGCAAAAAGCTTTTGAAGACGCGCAAAGACAGCAGCAGTTTGGTGCTAACTTAGGTCTTCAAGGTTTATCTGGCGCGTCACAAACAGCTGGTATGTTAGGTCAATTAGGTGGTGCTCAGCAGCAAGCTGATATTGCTCGTCTAGGTTTACAGAACCAATTAGGTGGTCAACAGCAGCAGTTCCAACAAGGCATCATCAACCAAGCTATCCAGGATTACGCTACACAACAGCAGTATCCGTTTATGCAGTTGTCAACAATGAGTAACTTGTTACGTGGTTTACCTATGCAGGCTATGACAACCCAAGGGTATCAAGCCGCTCCTAGCGCCATTTCACAATTAGGCGGTCTTGGTGCTACAGCTTTAGGTGCTTATGGTGCGGCTGGTGGTTTCCGTGCGGCTCAGGGCGGTGAAGTGAAGTCGTATGCGGCTGGTGGTGTAGCCTCTAGTGATATGGGTGCGGGGGCTACTGGTGTTGCTGGAAGTATTGAACGTCAGCTTATGAGTAAAGGTGTACCAGAGCTTGTTCAGATTGCTAAAACAAACCCAAGCGAGCAGATTCGTGAGATGGCTGGGCGTATTGCCGCTGCTAAACAGTTACAAGAAAGACAAGCTCAGTCTATGGGCTTGGAAGGCGCACCAGCTGGCAACCTTGATGATATTGGCATGGCTAGTGGTGGTATTGTTGCGTTTGCTGGTGATACTGAAGACGGTAGCTATGTTGATGAAGCGGAACTACGCAAAAAGTACAACATTCAACCTGGTAGTGCTTTAGACACAACAGGTAATTATTTAGGCTACTTACAAGCTAAAGGTTTTGGTGAGCAAACTCCTGAAGCTAAAGCTATTGCTGCAAGTATCGCCGACGCCAGAAAAAATTTAGGCGAGGATTATGATAGTAAGAATCTTTGGCAGGCAGTTATGGCAGGTGGTATTGGTGCCATGAAAGGCAAATCTCAGTACGCCCTATCTAATATCGGTGAAGGTCTTGAATCTGGTTTAGGCCAGTACATGAAGGGCGAAGCTCGTAAAGAAGATATGCTCAACAAATTGCGCAGTGGTGAGATTGACCTTGCTAAACTTACAGGTGCAGAGCGTGCCAACTTATTACGTTACGCAACATCTGCGGTTAGCGCTGACGAAGCTACTAAAGGACGTCTTGAAGCTGCTAAACATAATGCAGCTATACGCGGTATTGAAGCTGGTAGACGTGAAGATGCTAAGGCTGATGCTGCTAAAAACCGAGAAGAAACTCAAATTCGTGAGTGGACTAAGGTATTTTTAGGTACAGGTAACACAAACCCAAGTGCAGACCAAATTGCTGCGGCACGGAAACAAGCTGAAGACTACGTTAGAAATACAAAAGTAATTAAAATCCCAGATTAAGGTTAGCGATGCCTATCTACGAATACAAAGGTCAGCGATATGAAGTCGCTACAGATGACGTCAACGCAGCCAAAGAAAAGATTTTAAGTTACTTAGGCGCATCTGCTCCACCTGCTGTACCACCTGTGGAAGAGGTACCTGTTGAACGTCAACAGACAGAGACTAAAACTACTAACCCATTAATGGGTTTGTTAGCACGGGGTTCTACCGTTCTTGGGCAAGGTCTTGAAGGTTTTACTAGAGGCGCAGAAGCTCTTGGTAAAAAAATGGAAGGTAGCCTTACGGAAGAAGAGCGTGCGGGTATGCAGGCTTTAAGAGAAAAGTCTTCCGTACCGACTATTAATTTTGACCCTGATACCTATAAAAACCTACAAAGCACTGCAACTAATTTAAAAAATTGGGGTGCTGATATTGGGTATTCACCATCTACAAAACTAGGTGAACTACCTGGAAACCCACTTAAACTGATACCGTTTATTGCTGAGCGTGTAATTACATCTACGCCAGATATGGCAGCTGCCGTAACTCTTGCCCCAGCATATGTAACGGCTCGCACAAACGAAATTCTTAATGAGCGAATTAAGAACGATGAAAAGAAATTAAAAGACGCAACTATAAGTGATGTTGCTACAGCAGCAGGGGCGGCGCTTTTAGAAACGTATTTAGAAAAAACTGCTACTGGTCGTCTATTTAAACCAACTGCCGCAAAAACAGGTGCTGGGCGTATTGGTAAAGAAACCGCAATTCAGTCGGGCACAGAAGCTATTGAAGAAGGTATTGGGTATTTAGGCGGAACAGCTGGCACTAAAAGAGGTGTTGATTACGGCGACTTAGCCGAGCAAATGATTGAAGGTGCTATTGTAGGCGGCGGTTTAGGTGCAGGTGCTCAAGGAACTAGAGAAGCTTTTCGTCCAAAAACACCGCCTACTACCTCTACAACAGAAGAGCCAAAGTTTGAGATTGACCCACAGACAGGTGTGCTACGCCCTGTACAGACTGAAACTACCGAAACTACACAAGCCGCTCCGTTAACTAAGCAGGGTGAATTGTTTACTAAAGAAGAAGCGCCGTATCAGGTTACACCTGGCGACGTTAGCGTTGAGGCACAAGCACGTCAAGAAGCAAGTGACCGTGCAGAAGAACAGATTGTTGCATTAAAACAACAGTTAGCTGAAACAACAGACCCACAGCAAGCAGCTGCGATTCGTGACGACATTTCCAAACTTGAACCACTTGTTCAAGAAACTGGGCAACAAAAAGCTATTCGTTTAGGTGAAGAGTTTGTTACGCTATACCGCAAGGGCACTGCACTTGGCCAACAAAAAGCTGAGTTAGAACAGGCTCGTGACGCTGAAAAAACTCTAGATGGCAAAGCTGCTATCACTGAGCAGATTAAAGCTATTGATTCACAGATTGAGCAGGTTGTTGCACGCCAAGAAGAACTTAGTGCTGAAGGCAAACAACTTGAGAAAGAAGGCGTTTCATTTGACAAGACCAAGGATGACCTTGACCTAAAAGGTCCGTCACCTATTGTTAATAAGAAAGTGCTAGCTAAGTTTGGTTTGGCACCTAAAGCACCGATTCGCCAAGAGTTGTTAAATCTTGATATGACCGACCCTGAAGACAGGCAAAAGTTTATTGATGCTGTAGATAAGCATACAATCAAGAAAGCTAAAATTGATATGGCTGCGGTTGAGAATTACCTCAACGCATTTGAGCAAAGACAGGAGGCCCCAGTTGAGCAAACAGGAACAGTACCTATCGCTGAAACCAGAACAGGTGAGCCAAGCGTTTCTATGCCTAGTGGACAACCTGGAACCGCCGAAGGAACTACAGCACCTACAACTACAGGACTGGCTGGCACTGAGCCAACTGCTGGAGGACCTGTTGCAGGAACAGGAGTTGTTGACCAAACTGGGCAGGGTACACTAACCAAAACACCTAAAATTGAGGGTGAGCTAAAAGGTAAGGCTACAATCAATTTAGCAGACCGCATTACGCAGGGTGACCTTAAAGGTGCGCTTGAAGAGATTGCTACAAGTGACCAGTACACTCCATTAGATAAGTTAGTAGCTAGACGTTTATTACAAGCCAAGACCTTACCTAAAGTAGAAATAGTAACGCCAGACGTTACTAATGGAGCCCCAGCTCAGTACGACCCAAACACCGACACGGTGCAGATTACTACTGGAAATATTGATTCCCATACAGTGTTACATGAAACAACGCATGGTTTCTTGCACGCTATGATTAGGCAATCTGAAGCACGTGAAGCTAGAGGCTTAGGCGGTAACACTCGTTTAAATAGCCTTAAAGATGTGTACAACCACGTTAAGAAAACACGTCCTGATTTAATTGACAAGTACGGCATGAAAGACCTATCTGAGTTTGCCTCAGAAGCCATGTCTAACCCTGACTTCCAAAACGATTTACGCAATACACCATACCGCCGTTCAAACGTATTTACTGAGTTTGCTAGGGCTGTTTTACGTGCTATGGGTATTAGCCCTGACCAATCTGGTATTGCTGATATTGATGCTTTAGCGGGTGCATTGATGGCTGTCGAGGGCGCCCTTTCCACAGGCCGTAAGGTGCAAGAAGATGTGCAGGCTGGTGTACGCCAACAAGCTGATTTAGATGTTGCTAAAGTACAACGTACCCCTGAAGCTGAGAAAGCTGAGAAAGATTCAGCGGCGTTTGCCGCAAGTGCTGGTCCAGTACCTAAAGCAAGTTTCTTTAAACGTACGCTTAATAAGTTACAAGCCGTAAGAAATGGCAACTTAAACGTTGGTAGTGCAGTATTTGGTAACCTACAAAACTTCGCCGCTAATAACCAGGCGTTCTTAAACTTGATGCGTAAAGAAACTTTGGAGCTAGAAAAGAAAGGCTCTATTACCCACGCACAAGCTGAAGCCACGATGCTTGGTTTGATTGGTGCACAGATTACACAACGTGCACAGTTAGCCGTGCAGATGATGGATAGAGGTAATTGGAAGTACGACCCCATCACAAACACGTACGACCCAACGGCTGATAAAGATAACATGGCTGTATTTGGTGACTTGGCTAATGCCCTAGCTAAACGCTTAGGTGTTACCCCTGAAGTTGCTCTAAGTTATATTGACCAAGCCCTTGAAGCTAACCGCTTACAAAGCGTAGATGACAAGCTGATAAAAGCTAAGTCAGAATTAACTCGTGCAGAAAATCGTGTTGCTTTCCTTGAGAACGATGTAAAACGTCAAAGAACCCCTGCGGGCACTCGCACAGCAACTGAACAAAGAGCTTTTGACAGAGCTGAAAATGCTCGTATTGATACAGCACGTAAAGAACTTAACCTTAAAAAAGAATTGGTCAAAGAACTCAAAGAACGTATCGAGTTGTACACCGACCAAATGATGCACAAAGACCGTGCCAATATTAAGGCAGGTATGGCGCTATACAACGACCACCCTGAAATCCAAGAAGCGACTAGGGTGTGGAACGTAATGCGTCAGCGTGTAGTTGATTTAATGGTAGAGACAGGGCTTCTTACAGAAGAAAAAGCCCAAACATGGCTTGATGAGGCTGCCTACGTACCGTTCTTCCGTGATGTCGAGAGTGCAACTGAAGAAGCTCAGCAAATAATGACTAAAGGTTTGCGTGAGACCATGGCACCGTTACGTGCTAAGTACAAAGGCTCGATGGAAGAAGTAACCAGTGTGACTTCCAATATGCGTCAGTGGATGCAATGGGCTATTGCTGGGTCTATAAGTAACCGCCAAATTAAACGTATGCTTGACCAGTACAAGGCATACTTACCAGACGAAGTTCGTGAAGGCAGAGACCCAAACAAGGGTAACTTCACTGTAATGGAAAACGGTGTTGAACGTACATACAACGTAGATAGCCCTGAAATTGCGCAAGCGTTTGTACAGCAAGGTGCGTACATCTACCCATTGATGAGCATCGCCAAGGGCGCTAGCGATATTGCTAGAAAGAACATCACTCGTATTCCGTTGTTCTCCGTGGGTCAAATCCCTGCCGACTTGTATGCGGCTATGTTTACATCAGGTATTAGAAACCCAGGTGCTCTTGTTGTACGCTTACTTAGCGAAGCAGTCAAAACAACTGTTGGTATGAGCCAAACACGTAAAGACTTAGTTAGACGTGGTCTTTTGAGCACGCACGAGTACAACGCTCAGCTTGATGAAGACTCAATTAAGTATGCCCAAGACATTGTTCCACCTAGTGCGTACCGCAGAGTAATGCACTTATTAGATAGATTCGGTGCAACATCTGAAAACATAATCCGTCAAGCCGTTTATAACCAGCTACGCAGTGAAGGTGCAACACCACAAAAAGCTGAAACTGCTGTGGTTGAGATTATGAACTTCCGCAACAAGAGCGGTATCAAAGGCGTTAACTCACTAAGCAGTTCAGTTATCTTCTTTAACTCATACCTACAATCTGCGGCTCTCATACTTAAGACCCTATCAGGCAAAGGTATCACTTACCAAACACGTGCGCAGGGATTGGCAACTTTAGCTATTGTGTCCGCTAAGATTGCTACATTTAGTTTCTTGTTAGCCGCTCTCAGTGATATGGCTGATGAGGAAGATGAATACGCAAAACGCAGTCGTGCCGCTAAGAACCGCATCTTTAACATCCCTGGCACAGATGGTATGGGTCTTGCAGTTCGTGAAGACGTGTATGTGTTGCCACACATTTTAGCGCAGTACGCTTACAGAAATATGTTCCGTGAGTTAGAAGACCGTGGCGTAGATACAAAATCTTTGAAGGGGTCTCTAAAGAACGTTGCATTGAACTCGCTTATACCTCCTAGCGAAGGTGTGCCTCAGCTATTTAAACCGACTATTGAAGGTGCGTTGGGTGTCAACATCCATACTGGGCAAGACATTGTGCCTGAGCACATGAAAGCTTTAGAGCCTAGACTACAGTTCAACGCTACTACTGCTGAATACGCAAAGGCTATAGGCGCCGCAACAAATACATCTCCGTTGATGATTGAGCACTTTGTTAAAGGCTATTTTGGTACGACAGCACAGTTGTTTGACATGTTGTTTGGTGGGCTGATTTCAGAAGCCCGTGACATACCTAGACCTGCCCGCTCAACAAAAGAAGTATTGGCAAAGCTACCTAGCGTTGGTGCTTCGTTTAGCAGAGATGAAAATATGGCTGTCGCAGAAGATTTGTACGAAGCCAAAAAAGAGTTTGACCGTGCGTTAAAGACGTACAAAAAGCTAAACGAAACCGACAACAAAGCGGCTGAAGCGTACCGTGACAAGTACAAAGACCTTATGCACAATCCTGCTGGCACAGTTAAAGAGTTGGAGAACATAAAGCGTAGGGAAAATTACGTGCGTAACCTACCAAGCCGAGAAAAGAACCCTGAAAAAGGTATGTCGGCAGAAGAGAAAGCAACTGAGTTAGCCATTCTTAAAGAACGCAAAGACCGTTTGGCGCCACTCGTGCAAGGGCTTAGAAGAAAAGCTGACTTCTAAACAAAAAAACCCCGCACTAGGCGGGGTATCAACTCACGTATTACAAAGGAGGTTGTAAACAAGGGGTTTACAGGCGAAGGATAACCTAAAATTATTCTTTGCGCCAGAATCGGATACCGATTTTTCCATTTTCTACAACTTCCTTGTACACTAGCTTTATCCCACGTTGCTTACCTGCACTAACTACTTGCGTAATTAATGGCTCAGTGTCCAACGCAGGGATGAAAAAAGAAGTTCCCAGCCTCATCTTGTGCCATTCGATTACTACTGGGATACCTTCGTTACTTATCATCAACTGGTGCTTCTTTGAACGCCTCCACATCCATTAGGTTTAGGAGGTTGTCGTCAATCTTAATTGCAGGGATAGCAGGGGTGCTTAGTGCCGTACCCTTAGCCATAGCCTTCTTAGTGACTTCTGCATTTGCCTTTTCTTTCAGAGCTCGTACAGTGCCCTTGAACGAAATCTGCCTTTCCACACACCATGATTGCAAGTGGTCGTGGTCGATATACAGATGTCTTGTGTCAGGCTCAAAACGAACCCGCAAGTCGCCAAACGGTTCACGTAATGGTGCTTTAGTTAAGCCAGTACGCTTGTCGCTAGTAGAATCCACAACTAACAAGTTACGGTTATGGGTGTTCAAGTATTGACCCAGTGTAGCCAACGCATCACGGCTAGCAGGTTTAACGCTTTCTTTTAGGTCGCTGAAGTGTCCGATAGCCCATTTCCAAACACGGTCTACGTCAATATCATGCAAGCCTAGTTTCTTGGCGATGATTGCACCTGTGAAAGCCATAGCCGCACCACCTGAATAGAAGCGTTGCTTCTGAGATAAATTAGCATCCTTGTCAAAAGCCTTTTGGGTCTTGAACAAAAGCTCTTTAACTTCAGGCAAATAAGACACGTAGTGTTGTAGCAATATGTCTGCGGCATGCCCGTAGTTTTCTTCCAATACACGGTCAAACAACTCATCAGATTCTTCCTTGGTTAAGGATGGGTCTTTCTGAATCTCAACTTCAACAATACGCAGTTGCTCAGCTTCAGGTGTCGCCTTCAAAGCCGCAATAACCTCGTGCATAGAATCGTTACCTGACATGAAGCAAGGCAAAGACCATGTGGTGTTATTGACACGCATCTCGTTAGAGGTGTTCTTCATACGGTTGTTTGAGCGCCCTTGAGAAATCGCATACGCAATCTCAGAAGTTTCTTCGGGCTTCATAGCCGTGACCTCGTCAATACAGATAGGCAAGTTTTTAAACACACCCATTTGGTGATACTTGGACTTCATGGTGTCACGCTTAATCAACATGGTGTCCGTTGGGTGTCCATAAATACTGTTAATCACACGCTGAATAGACGTCTTACCAGTACCTGATTCGTTTTCCGTAATAGAAAATATCAAGCCTTTAAGTTTGGTAAACGTAAATATAGGTGCACCTAACCCTGCAAAGAACAAGAACGCACGTGCTTCATTACCTGGGGTGTTATACACCTTGATAACTCGTTGCCAGTTGTCCATAGTGCCATGTGGCTTGAGTGACCCGACTGTAGCTAGCGTTTGGTTAGAAGGTGGTGAATAGTTGATACCATCAATAGAAATCTCACGGTCAGCAATAATGAACTTAGTGTCATCATCACACCAACCAAATTGGTTACGCATCTTCTCCGCTTCTTCACGGTCTTGTAGCTCTTGTGCAAACTTTGTTATGTACTCCATTACATCCGCCATTTGTTTTGCGTTGCCGATTACACCTTGCTTGGCAACAATCTTTTTGAACTCATCAGATGCCATGATGCTAGTTGCAGGTAGGGCGAACTCCCTAACACCGTCTTTTGGAAGGTGCAAACGCAACCACACCATAGAACCCAACTCAGTATCTTCCATGCGTTTCACCACATAAAAGTCGTACTTGTAGATGAGCCTGTCCTTTTCTTTAACTTCACCTGTTTCTTCATCAATGAAGCCTAGCTTGTACACGCCACCATTTTTGCCACGGAAGTATGGGTGTGGAAACTCAGGAATCTTATAAGTAATTTCCTTACCAATAGCCACGCTTGGCATGATGATGACGTTGTCTTCTTCAGTAGCCTTAGCAATCTTCTTGCACAACTGCACAGGTGAAGTAATGACGCCTTTGTTTGGGCAACCGTCACAACCGCCTGGGTTCAGCGTCTCAATCGTACTGCACTTATAAGGACCACCTGTTGAGTTAGCCTTTTCCTCAGTTTCTCTTGCTGAGTAATTTGGGTGCTTGTCTGACATCCTGTGGATAGCTGAGTCACGGTCTTCACAAACCTGAGCAATCGCTAAACCTGCACGCCACAACGGCTCCTCAATCGTAGCTTGGTTCTTATACATGTGCATCAACTGAGCACAGCCACCTGACTTCATGATGTCACCAAAGTTAGACACGTAGTTACCCAACAATGCACGGGTTGTGTCATCCATAGGGCGACGTGGTGCCTTGGTTAAATCAAGCCCAAGATTATCCAAGCCTTCTGATACTAGCTTCTTAAACTCAGCAGGGTCTACTGCTTCAGCCTTCTTCAACCACGTAACTTCTTTAGGTGGGTCGGTCTTAAAGTTTAATGTGTCAGGCACACGTAGCACCATCGCAAGGTCAGTAACCTTAGATGGGTCAGTCAATAACTTACGTTGCACCGCTTGACGCTTTAATAGCTCAGCAGTAGCTTTCCAATCAGTATTTAGCAACGTACTGGTCAAAGCCCAAGATACGTGTATGCCGTTACCTGAACTAACGATGTTCGGTCTCGGTAATTTTAATTCGTCACAAAATCTTTTTAGCTCGGCTAATGCCTCAGTCTGTGTTAAGTAACCCTTTCCTTCGTCTACGTACTTCTGTCCACAATCTAAATCTAGGAAAAACGCTTTTACCCACCCAGCATTTATTGCTTTTCTATTTTCGTTGGTGATAAATTTTGATACGCCAAAGTAAACATCACGCTCTTCATCGAGCACACTTTGGATTAACTTTTCAGCACCTTCAATCGTATCTGCAAAATCTTGGCGAGGCGTCGTTCCTTTTTTGAAACTCCCTATACAGTAGTACCCAGTACCTTCTTCGGGTAGCACCGTGGAGAGAAAAGAACTCCATGAGGTCATGCTTATTCCTCTAATTCCGCCGACAATAATCCCTTCAAGCCAGTGGCACCTGGCTCAACGGTTGGCTTACGCCGTTAGTTTTTTAATAATCTTTGATACTCGTACGAGTCTGAATGACTGGATTTCGCTTTCGCCTTTAAACCATGCGTATACAGCTGTCCTCGATACACCAAACTCTTTCGCAACCCTTGTAACAGGCACGTCTTTTTCAATACACAGTGCCCCTAACCGTACACCCATGAGTGTTTGGTCGGCAGCTTTATTAGCTTTTACTAGTTGTTGTGAATAACCAATCATATTTGAAGGGGGGCGTACCCCCCACCTTTCTTAAGTCCAGTCGTCTAAAACAGTGTTGATGTCTTTTGGTGGCTCAGCATCCGCTTTCTTTGCAGGGCGCTTTACTGGCTCATCAACAGGCTCAGCTTCTGCCTTTGGTGCAGGTGCAGGCTTTGCTTCTGCTTTAGGAGCAGGTGTCGGTGCAGGTAATGATTTATCTAATTCACCAACTGTAGCACCAATCGCTGTCTTAGCTTCAGCTGTCTTGCCTTTGGCTTGTGCATTAGCAAACTCATCAGCTTCCAAATAACGTACTGCTTTAAAAGTAAGTTTTGGTGTGGCGCTTGACGTGTCAAAACGCATCTCTGTAACTACAGAGGTCACTGATACATTGTTTGTGCCGAGTAAACGGACGTATGCTTCCAAAGGCATCTTGCCATTTTCAGCTTTACCAAAGATTGATTGAGCAGGTAGTGTTAA